TAGCCCATCGCCAGGGCCTCGTCGTCGTCGACGGGCTTGTCCTGGGCGGGCTTGACGTAGTGCTTACGGGGCGTTGAGGGCGTCACCGGTACCTCCGGTGGGAATGTAGTCCCCGGTCGAGAGGTCGAAGATGCCCTCCTGGTTGCGCCGGGTGCCCTCGCGGATGGCGCCGGCCCGGTCGTTCGCCGGCATGATCTGGGTCAGCTCGACCATGTAGGCGTCGCGGTCCTCGGAGTACCAGCCGCCCAGGACGTGGCCGTTGGCCAGCTTGTTCGCGTGCTTCTTCACCACGGCGGCGACGCCCTTGGCGAACTCGTCGCGGGAGACGGTGCCGTTGCCGACCAGCTGCTCGGTGCCGGGCACCGCGACGGCGAAGCCCTTGTCCTTGCCGACCTGCAGCAGCCGGCCCTTGGTCGGGTCGTAGGTGAAGCCGCCGTTGGCCTTGATCGCGTGGATCAGCGTGTCGGCGGTCTTCGGGTCCGCGGCGTTGGTGCGGGCCATCGCCCGGCGGACCGCGGTCTTGTCGCCGTGGTACTTCTTCATCAGCGCTTCGTGGTCGAGCGGGATCCAGCCGTGGCGCCAGTGGTAGTGGTGGGGGGTGGTGGTCATGGTCACGCCACCTCCAACCTGTTGTCTGAAGTCGCTATTCCTTGACAGACAAGGTCAGACAGTGCAGGTCAGACGCCAGCTGGGTCTCAGACCTCGAGGTCTGTTGCAGAGTGCAACTAGCCGGCCGTGGGCCTCATCCGATCGAGCTGGTCGAGGTGATCGAGCACGGACAGCTCGGTGATCGCGCCGGTGCGCTTGTCGACGAGCAGCGCGGGCGCGTCCATCAGCTGGTAGTCGTCGTCGCCGTCGACCAGCGCCTCGCGGGCTCCGGCGATGACGCGCCAGCGGGTGGCGTCCTCGAAGCCGTGGGGCAGCGTGGTGAGCGCGCCCAGCTGGTCGCTCCACCGCGAGGACAGGTAGATCTGCACCCGCCGGCGAGCCTCGTCGAAGGTGATCATCGGAGCCCGTAGCCCAGGAAGTTGGGGTCAGAGACGGCCTTCGCGGCGACCAGGCGCTGCTGAGAGGTGGGCGCAGCGGCGAACTGGGTCACGCCGTCTCCTGGTATCAGATCATCCGTGCGGGCCAGCTTGATGATCTTATTCGAGCGGTCGAAGTAGCTGTCGACGTCGACGGTGCCTCGCTGCGGATCGACGAACGTCGTCCGCCCGTTGTGCCGCTCGACGGAGAAGATGTGCGAGCCGCCGTCCTTCCAGTTCACGACGACCCAGCCGCGCGCTCCATCGGGCCATGCCCCGACCCGGTTGAACAGGCCGAACTGGTTGGTGTCGACGAACTTCCGGGCCTCTCCCGACGGCGTCGTCCACGAACTGGTCAGGGCGTCCTGAGCGCTGCGACCGTTCTGCCGCCAGAGGTTCTCCGGCAGCGAGGTCGCCACGACGTCATATCCGCGACGTCGAAGCTCGTAGGCGTTGACGCAGTGCACGCAGTTCTCTCGGTACTCCGCTCCCCAGGTGAAGCTGGGGTTCGTGCTGACTACGTCAGCCTGAAGGCTGTGCTCGCCCTTGATCCGCGGGAACGCCTTCACGCTCGCGGCGTCGAGCGGGCGAGCGTTGGTCAGCTTCTCGCCGAGGTCATGCAGCGCCGTGCCGACGCCGCTCTGCTTGCGGCCGTGGTGCTTCTCGGCCATGGCGACGGCATCGAGCGGGATCCAGCCGTGCTTCCAGTGGTGGACGAGCGGCCGGGCGGCCACGGGTCAGGCTCCGGCGTGCAGGACCAGCGCGCCGATGGCCTCCTGCTTGGTGGCGTGCAGGCCGGGCAGCTGGCCGCCCTTGGTCCGGGCTCGCCATGCCTTGCCGGAGCGGTAGACGTGGCCGACGTGCTTGCCGCCGGCGTGCACCTTGCCATCGGCGCCGACGGATGCCCGGCCGGCAGCCTGCCGGCGGCCCTCGGAGGTGCGCGCGGCGTTGGAGACCTGCTCGGGCATCAACGCCTGGGCGTTGCTGCGCGTGGTCATCGCGGTGAAGTTGCCGGGCGCGGTCATGCGGCCCCCCTCAGCTGGTCGTCGAGGCTGTGCACGCGGTCGGCGAGGGTCTGTCGGTAGTCGGCCCAGGTGCCGGGATCGGCCGGAACCAGCTCGTGGTTGACGCGGTCCAGCGAGCGCTGCAGGCCGTCGCGCAGCATGGTCAGCTGGCGCTGCTTGCGCGCCTGGCTGTCCGCTCGGGACGGCCGCGGTCCGGTCGCCTTCCGCACGGTCCTCGGGCCACGGAACGGCGCGCCCTCGGGGATGAGGGTGGGTCCGTTCTCGCCGTGCTCGACGATGGAGAACTTGGTGTGCTCCAGCGCTGCGCGGTCGGTGCCGCCGGCCTGGCCGTAGAGCTGGCCGAGATCCTGGGCGTTGATGTAGCCGCCGGGGTCGGCGTTGCTGGTGACCGGCAGCGCCGTGCAGTGGCAGTCGCCGTGCAGCGGCATCAGGTGGTCGGTGCGGTAGATCCGCGTCGAGGCGGCGATGCAGAGGCCGCAGACGCCGCCGCGGTCCAGCTCCGGGTGGATCACCCGGCGGTAGCCGATGATCTGACCGCGCTGCTGGGCGGTGTGCAGGGTCTTCTGCGCCTGGTTGCGCGCGGCGAGCTGGACGTCGGTGGCGGCGATGTCCTGGGCGCGCTGCACGGCGGCGTCCAGCGGCGTCTGCAGTGTCGTGGGCTGGGGGTGCGGATCGGTGGCCAGCGCGAGGGCGTGCTGGTCGTGCCGGTGCTGCTGCCAGCGGTAGACGTCGGCGATGCGGCCGTAGACCCCGGCGTGGGTGGTCTCGCCCTGCCGGAGCTTGTCGCCAGTCTCGGCCTCGGCGGAGGGGTGCACGATCTCGTGGGCCTCGTGCGGCTTGGTCTTCAGGTCGAGCGTCCAGTCGACCATCGAGGTGAGGTAGGCGTTGGTCTGTCGAGCGATCGACAGCGCGAAGGCGTCGCTGACCTGCGCGGCCCTCTGGGCGAACTCGCGGACGGCCTCGGCGGAGTACCAGTCGACGAACTCGTAGACGGCCTGCGCGGCGACGACCTGGGCCTGGGTCAGCGCCTGGGACTGGATCTGGGACTGGATCTCCAGCATGACCAGCATCTGGGGCAGGCTGGCCGGCACGCCGGTGGCGGCGATCAGCGGCTGCTGCTGGCCACCGGTGAGCCCGGCCAGTCCGGCCTCCAGGGCGCCATGCCCCGTGCCGGTCGGGAGGATGCCGAGAGACTCGGCGAACTTGCCGAAGGTGGCCCTGCGCCGCAGGAAGGACGGCAGCTGCGACTCGGCGACGACGAACTGGCGCAGCGCATGCGCCTGGACGACCATGCCGGGTTACGGCTTCGGCTTGGCGCTGCTCCGGGCGGGCGCCAGCTGCGGGCGGTTGGCCTGGATGGCGGCCCGTGCGCCCTCCGAGCCGACCATCTTGGGCGGCTGGGCCTGCGCGGTGGCCTTGGCCGCCTGCTGCTGTGCGCCGAGGGCCTTGGACTGCCCCGGCGCCGGCGGAGCGGTCGGCGCCGTCGGGGTGGCCGCGGCGGCGAACTGCTGATCCATCAGGAAGTCCTGACGCAGCTCGATCAGCGCCCGCTTGGCCTGCGTGGGGCTCATCCCCCAGATCTCGGTGAGCTGCTGGTACCGCGGGATCACTCCGGTGGTCTGCGCGATGGTGCTGCCGCGCTCGGCCATGCTCGGTCGGTCCGACTGGGCCCACATGACCTCGGTGCTGCCGGGCTTCGAGCGCTCGATGTCGCCGAGCGTGCGGAACATCAGCTCGTTGACCATCTCCAGCGAGATGCCGAAGTTGTCCTGGCGCGTCTCGACCAGGAAGCTCATCTGCTCGCGCTGGAGTGAGGCGCCCTCCGCGCTGCCGTTCGCCACGTCCGGCGAGATCGAGTACAGCGGAGTGCCCGAGACTGCAGCCAGGTCTTTGACGTCGTCACGGATGGCCAGCAGGATCGGCTGCAGGTCGACCTGGCCGGACTCCCAGATCTCGGCGCTGGCCGGGATGTTCCAGATGGCTCCGGGGTCGGCGACGAAGATCGAGTCGTAGTCGATGTCCTTCCCGGTGCTCGGGTCCTTCTGTGGCAGGCCCTTGAAGGCGCGCTGCTTGAACGCCTGGATGGTGGCGATCGTCATCCGCTGCAGGATCTGCTGGTTGATCCGGTCGACCAGCGGCAGGAAGGGCTCGAACTGGCTCAGGCCGTCCTCGTTGACGAACGGCACGATGGGGCACAGCGCCGGGAGCCCGTTCTGCGCGGCGAGCCAGTTAGCGCCGCCGGTGGGGTCCTCGACGACGTAGCTGTTCGCGTCGAACTCCGGCGCGACCAGGCTGGCGTCGATCCACTCGTAGGCGCGCGGCTGGAACCAGGTCTCGGTGACCGGCGGCTGGCCGGAGCGCCGCACGGCGACGCGGGGAGCGCGGCCGGGCCGGTACAGGAAGGTCTTCTCGGTGCCGTCGACGTAGTCGAAGTAGACCTTCATCCCGGCCAGCACCCGGTAGGGGTTCTCGGGGTCGGTGATCGCGCAGACCATCCGCGGGTCCTCGGCGGTCACCAGGAGGTTGCCCTCGGCGTCCTTGCCGACGATCACGTAGGCGCGCGAGGCGGCCAGCGCGAGCTTCATCACCTCGTGGGCCCAGATCTTGCCGCGGCTGTTCTTCCAGGTCTTCCAGGCGTCGTCGTCGCCCTCGTCGCCGTCGCCGACCGAGGTCCGGATGCCCTTGATGCGCAGCCGGGACAGCACGCTGTTGACGATCAGGCGCTCGAAGTTGGTCCGAGACTGGCCGACGAACCACTTCACCGCGTCGCGCTGGATGTCGCTGACGTAGGGCAGCGGAGCCTCGCCGTAGAACCGGTCGAGCATCGACTGGCAGTACACGCGCTGCTGGGTGAGCAGCTCGTAGAGCCGCTTCAGCCACCAGGCGTCGCTGTCGGGGACCTCGACCTCTGACTCCATCTGCGACTTCGTGCCGGAGGCCGCGGTGATGCCCTCCGCGGTGCTGTTGTCGTTGGGGATGGTCATGGACGCCTCCCCTTCAGCGGATCCGGTAGGGCACGAACTGGGGGTCGCTGGGTTGCGCGTTCTTGGCCAGGGCGTCGAGCCGTGCACGCCAGGACAGGACACCGGCCATGCACAGGTCGAACTTCAGGTGCGGCTGGATCTTGGTGAGGATCCAGACCTTCTTGCCCTGCTCGTCGAGCAGCGTGGTCTCGAACTTGCCGGCGTTGCCGACGTGCCGGATCAGGTCCCGGTTGTCCAGGTCGTCCGGGTCGTCGGTGTGGCCGAGGACGCCGGTGTTGATGGCCTCCTGGTACGCCTTCGCAGCCTCGTGCATCGGCCGGCGGCGGTTCGTCCACCACTCGGTGACGTGGTCGGGGCGCTTGCTGGCCCACATGGCCATGGTCTCGACGTAGTGCGGCGGGTCGCCGTAGACCTGCCAGACGTCGAAGCGCTCGAAGATCTCGTCGAACTTGGCGTTGACCTCGGCGATCGGCACTTCCCAGTCGTCGCCGGCGTCCTCCGGGCGCTCCCAGAGGCCGTAGGGCTGCTGGACGCCGGTCTTGATGTCGGTGAGCACGAAGCCGGTGGCGTCCTTGAAGCGGGCACCGTCGAAGCCGACCGTGACGAAGGCCCTGCGGGCCAGCAGGGGGCGCTTGCCGAGCTTGGCGAACGCCTGGACGTCGAAGGCGTTGAGGTCCGAGCGCGTCCAGCGGTTCAGCCAGACCCGTTCGAGGTAGCTCTTGTCGGCGTTGGGCCGGTCCCACTGCTTGGCGATGTCGCGGAACTGGCCGGGCCCATACTCCCCCGCCGGCCCGGTCGCCTCGGCCACGGCCGCCATGCGGCCTTCGAGCGTCAGCAGGTTGTGCTGCGCGCTGGCCTCGCGGTGGAAGTAGAACAGCTCGGGATCGTCGATCTTGCCGTCGGCGATCATCTGGGCTTCCTTGTGCGTGCCCTCGGCGACGCTGTGAGCGCCGGGACGGCCCGCAGTGGTGGTCTCCAGTGACCAGGGGTCGTCCAGGGTCCGCTTGGGGATGTTGCCGAGCATGGTCTCGTGCGCGGCGACCAGCCGCGGCAGCTCCATGCGGTGGGTCTCGTCGAAGTGCTGCGCGGTGGTGCGCGCGCCGTCGTTGGCGTTCGGCGAGCCGGAAAGCGCCACGGCCTTGCCGTCGGGCCAGCCGCGCTCGTTCATCCGCGTGATGTGGTCGAGCGTGACGTCGAAGCGATCGGCGTCGTGGCCCTCGCCGACGATGACCATCATCGCGCCGTAGGCCAGCTCCTCGGCCTGGTCCTCGGTGTAGGCCACCATCGGGATGTACGGGTCGCGGACCGCGCGGAACTTCGGGACCGGCGTGCGCAGGATCGGGTCGAAGACCAGGTCGCCGGCCAGGGTGGTCTCCCAGCCGTCGAAACGGACGGGGCCGTCCTCGTGCAGCTCGGCGTACATGATCTCGGCGGCCCACTCGGTCTTCGCCGTGCCCTTGCGCCAGGAGATGCCGACACGCTTGAAGCGCCGGCGGCCGGACAGCGGATGGCCGGGCGGGTAGATCTCGTAGGCCCGGATGGTGGCCGCGATCTTCTCCGCGTCCATCCGGTACTGCTGGCCCTTCAGCGAGCCCGGCCCGAAGATCGAGCCGCCCCAGCGGTCGCTCTCGGTGCCGTCCAGCCGGTGACCGGTCAGGAACTCGGCGACGTAGGGGCCCAGCGACGGCCAGCCCTGGCCGGCAGGCTCCAGCTTGGGAACGCAGAGGGTGACCACGCAGGCCCCCCGCTACTGGACGAGCCGGAGGACTTCCCGCGGGTCCTGGACGGGCGGCCCGGCCGGAGCCGGAGCCGGAGGAGCACCCTGACCGCGACGGCGGGAGCCGCGGGTGACCGCTTCCTCGGTGCGCTCGATCTCCCACTGCAGCCGGCGCCGGTCGATCGGCGAGAGGCCGAAGCGGACGCCCTGCAGCCGGATCTCGGCGCCGATCTGCGAGCGCAGGCGCGCCGAGCCGGTCGACCAGAAGTCGTCGACGAGCATGGCCAGCGCGAACAGGCCGTGCCGGTCGCTCTCGTCGAACTCCGGCGCCATCGGCGACTTCCAGACGTCCTTCCACCAGGCCAGCGTCTGGACGTGCCAGTCGCGGCCGTCCTCCGCCGCGGGGTGTGGCGGCAGCTTCGGCGCGCGGACCTTCGGGTCGCGCTTGATCACGGCCGCGGTGCTCGACTTGTTCCGGCGAGCGCGCGCTCCGGCGGCCTTCGGAGGCGGGCCGGGCATCAGAGACCCAGCACGGCCCGCGTGACGGAGGCGACGGCGCTGTACTCGACGTAGACGCGGTCAACGTCGGCGCCGGAGGTGATGCCGAAGGGGTCGGCCGCCACCGGACCGATCAGGCTCTGCGTGGTGGCCGCGACGGTCACCGTCGTGTCGGACAGCGTGTGTCCGAGGTACTGCCGGGACGCCTTCAGGGTCACGGTGAGCGGCGAGGCGCCCCCGTTGTTGACCAGCAGGTAGCTGCCGACCGGCACAGCGTCGCCGACGCCGGGGCCGGGGCCGGTCGGCGCGGTCAGGGCGACCGCGGAACCGGCGATGTCAGCGCTGACGGCGTTGACCTGTGTGTAGGACATGGCGATCTCCTTGATCCTGCGGCGGCGAACGCCGATCAGCGGTTGAAAGCGGACGGCCGGTCATAGGAGAGCGGCTTGGTGCGTCGCGGGGTCTGGTTCGGTCGCTTGCGCTCCCCCGGCGAGCGCCAGACGGCTTCCTCGTGATCGGCGCAGCGCTTACAGCCGCTGCCGGTGCAGGGATAGGTGCCGCCGAAAGAGTGGTGGTGCGCCACGTCGTCCGCGTCGCAGGTGCAGCGCATCAGTCCTTCATCCAGCCGATGGCCAGACAGTGCTCGGCCGCGCCGAAGGTGAGCAGCAGGCCGTGACTGGTCCGCGAGAGCTTGTAGCCGGGTCGCCGAATGCAGCTTCGGTAGTGGCAGAGCACCAGGCCGCGACGGCCGACCTGCCGATGCAGCGTGTCGACGCTCATCAGAGGACGCCGACCAGTACGAGGATGACCACGACGATCAGGACGACGAGAGCGACAAGCAAGAGGTCGCGCATGACTGCCTCCTCGGCGGTCTGGGAACCCGTACAGCGGAAAATGTGCAGAACGCACCGCCCTTCTTCTC